TCGCAGGGTGGACAGATGAAAGAGGACTTCTCATCGCAGCAAGACCTCGAAAGTTAGTGATCCCACCGAATCTACAGTTTGTGGCAACAAGATTGTTAGAAACTGAAGGCAGGGTAGGAACTGCGGATAACGACCTCAATGCACTACGCAACAATGGTTCTATCCCAGAGGGCTACACTATCAATCACTATCTGACTGATACAGACGCTTTCTTCCTACTAACTGATGTACCAAACGGTCTAAAGCACTTCACACGTAGTCCAATGGCTACATCTATGGATGCTGACTTTGACACAGGTAACAGCAGATATAAGGCTAGAGAGAGATACTCTTTCGGTGTATCTGATCCATTAGGAATCTTTGGTTCCCCAGGAGCCTAAGAAAAAATCAAAGGGCGGCTTGCGGGTCGCCCTTTTTTACTTTATACTACGCTTACCTTGACAATCACATGGTGTGATTGACTACAGCCACGACAAGGAGGTTCACATGGCTAACACTACATTCAAAGGAACATTGCGTTCTGAGGGTGGTTACTCTTCAATAGCTACAGCAGCATCAACAGGGGTAGAGACTACACAAATGTCTATATCTTCTGCTGGTTTTACATCTCTAAACGCAAACACAATGGCAACCGAAGCAGGTGCAGGTATTACAGGCGGCACAGGCACTGTTTACAGAAGCTCTGTAATTAGAGAAGGCGGTGTCATCAAGACAAGTATCTTGATTGATCTTACAGGTCTACGCTCTACAGCCAACGGTGATATTATAGGTGTTAACGGCACATCAGACGTGTGTCACATCGGACAGATCACAGCTGCTAGAAACGGAACTATTTTAGCAGGTAGAATGACTTGTTTTGAAGCACCTGCTGGTGGTGATCCAGATATCAACGTCCACTCAGCTACTGAGGGCACGGGTGTTGAAGATGGAGCGATTGCAGACTTAACTGAAACTCTATTGGTAAACTCAGGAGACCTTTCAACAGGTACTGTTGTTACATTTACAGGTGTACCAGCAGCAGACGAGTTTCTATACCTAACTCTTGGTGCTACAACAGACGCAGATTACACAGCAGGAAAGTTACTTATAGAACTGTTTGGTTACGAAGCTTAAACTAGGAGGTATAAATGGCTAGATCAGATGTAAAAGCCTTTAACCACGACCAAGGCGCAGCCGCTGCAGTTATTGGACCTGCTAGATCAAGATTAAGGCAGCTTGTTATTTTTGGTAACTCAGCTGGAGCTGTAACTATTAAAGATGGTTCAGGTGGATCAGATATATTAGTTCAAAGTTTTCCAACAGGTTTGCATCACTTAAATATTCCAGATGATGGTATTCTTGCAGAAAGTGGCGTTTATATTCACGCTTTTACTGGTAGTGGCAACAAACTTACTTTGTTTTTGTCGTAATGCCTAGTTATGCGTAACGATTACAAAAGGGGCGGGCGAGTCCGCAAAGGCACGGGCATGAAAGGTATGTCCATAAAAAGTGGGGATAAACGCCCCACTAAGTCTGGTGCGGGCATGACAGCAAAGGGTGTTGCTAAATATAGACGGCAAAACCCTGGGTCTAAGTTGAAGACAGCTGTGACAGAGAAGAAGCCTACAGGTAAGCGAGCCGCAAGAAGAAAGTCATACTGCGCTAGAAGTGCAGGACAGATGAAGAAGTTTCCTAAAGCAGCGAAAGATCCTAATAGTAGATTACGACAAGCAAGAAGAAGATGGAGATGTTAAATGACTAATAAGACTTACGATGCCATGATTAAGAGAAATGGTAAGAAGAAAGAAAAGAAGAAAGAAACAAAGAAGAGTAATAAGTTTAGTACAGTACCAAATACTGGAGATTTTGGAGCATTAGCAGCGAAGACTAAAACTACGCGAAAGCCACCAATATCCAAAGAAGCTAGGGTAAAACGCGCAGACCCAAACAAACCTCGTCCAAACTTTTTTGATGTTAGGGAAACAGGGGATAGCCCCATCGGAGCAGCGATCTTTACAGGAGCTGCAAATTTAGGTTTGCTTGATAGAGAAGATAAGGTAACACAGCCTTATGAAGCTAAAAAAGCAGGCGGTAAAGTTAAGTTCTCTCGTGGAGGTGGTGTAGCTACACAGGGGACTAAATTTAGTAGGAACGGCTAATGGCGATTAGTCGCGCACAAATGGGTAAGCAGATCAAAAACCCACCAAACAAAATGTCTAAACTTTCCCAGAAGAGAAAGAAAAAGGCAGAGAAAGAGAGAAAGAAGAAAGATGGCGTATTTACAAAGTAACATACCGTATTTTAAAGCATGGGTAAGACGAGAGTACACGAAGAATTTTATAGAGTATCAAGGAGATTTTTTACACGCGATGGTTATAGCTGTAACAACAATGCCGAATAGGTGTCTAAGTTTCCAAGTAATATTTACTGGATGTGAGACAGATGACACAGATGAACCAAACGTGCATGGTGGAGCCATGTGGGCTAGGATGCCTATAACAGCGTTGGTAGCTGATACCAGTTACGAAGAGTGGCCCACAGAGATGCCGACCTATGTAACACAGCCGTGGGATTGTATGTCTCACGATCACTCAGTTTATGTATTGAATAGAGCCACACCTGCTCCTTGGATAGCCAAGGTAGACGGAGAGTTCTATCCTGCGAAATACTATTTTACTGTGGACTATACAAACAGTGAAGTAGCGGACGATCCTGCCCAACACAAACAGAGTCATGTTCTTGAACTGTTAGATGCAGGAGAGTATACAGGCAACATAGTAGCGTTGCCTAACAATCGGGTTCGTGTTACGCACCCTGCGTGGTTTGAAACTGGAGAAGGCGCACCAGACTTCAGACCGAATCAACATACTTTTCATTCTAAACAGAGTCACGAATACGTTTGGGACACCCAACGTGTTTTTAACAATCTATACACAGAGGAGCAAGAAGATGGTTAAAAAGAAGAAGATGATGGCTAACGGTAAAATGGTCAAGAAAATGATGGCTGGTGGTAAAACCAAAAAAGGTTATGCTGCTGGTAAAATGGTCAAGAAGATGATGTCCAAGGGTAAACTTGTCGGAGGTCAAGCTAAACTAGATAAGAATAACGACGGAAAGATATCTGGGGAAGACTTTAAGATGATGGCTGGCGGAGGCATGACCAAGAAGATGATGGCTAAAGGTAAGATGGTCAAAGGGGGTGCTAAAGGCGGTAAGAAGAAGTCTAAAGCCAAGGTAAGAGGTGCAGGTATAGCACGAAAAGGTGTAAGACCAGCGAAGATGAGATAAAGCCATGATGCGTAGATACTATAAAAAAGGGGGCAAGATATGCCCATCAGGTAAAGCTTGGGCTAAACGTACATTCGATACGTACCCAAGCGCCTACGCTAATATGGCAGCATCTAAATACTGTAAAGACCCTAACTATGCGAAGGGTGCAAAAGGCAAAAAGAAAAAGAAGAAGTAATGGGCGCTTTAAAAGATTGGGTAAAACAAGACTGGGTTCGTATCGGCACTGACGGTAAAATAAAAGGTAAGTGTGGTACATCTAAGGATAAGAAGAACCCTGACAGGTGTTTACCACGCAGTAAAGCTAATAGTCTTAGTCAGTCCCAACGAGCTACTACAGCCAAGAAAAAGAAGCGTGAAGGTTCAAAAGGTAAAACTGTGGTAAAAAATACTAAACCTGCTACAGTGAAATTACGAACTGGCGGACTTGCAAGGAGAAGAAGACATGGCTAAATCTGAACAAGAATTAAGAGAAAAATATTTTGATGACGATGCGCTTCAAAATACTATAAGTCTACAACAATTTTTTATACAGCAGGGGCGACCCGACTTAGCCGAGCCTGAGAAGAAGAAAAAAGGTGGACCTATCAAACTAAAAGGTGGTGGACTTGCTCGACGTAAACGAAGCATTGCACGAGGTTGCGGTGCTGTAATGGCAAACAGAAGAAAGAAAACGCAGTATATATAGGAGGCAGTATGGAACTTATACAGAATGGTACGTTTGCAACAGGAGAACCTGTGTACCAAATAGCAGAAAAGAACAGCGACGGGACACACACTACTGTTGTGTTTGATCCAATGACAAAAGAAGAAGCTGAAGCAAGACTAAAGTCTATGGGAGGCACGACTGTAAAACCCGTAGAAGAGACAGTATCTGACGACTCTCCTAACTATAAGTCTATGACAAAGCTAGAACTAGAAGCCATGATGCGTGAGCATGGTGTGGAGTTAGACAGACGTAAATCAAAAGGTGAGTTGTTAAAAGAAGTGGACGCTTATTTTGCTCACGTCTTGCATACACCTAGCGAGGACTAATAATGGCTACATCGGGTACTACAGCATTTAACATGGACTTCACGGAGATCGCTGAAGAAGCGTGGGAACGTGCAGGTCGTGAAATGCGTTCTGGGTATGACCTAAGAACTGCCCGTAGATCCATGAACTTGTTGACTATAGAATGGCAAAACAGAGGGTTAAACCTTTGGACAATAGATAGCGCAATACAAGCTGTGACCGCAGGTACGGCACAATACACACTTGCTGCAGACACCATAGACCTATTAGACCAAGTTATACGAACGGGTGACAGTGGTTCTGGGGGTCAGTATGGCGATGGAGGATCTACACAATCTGATCTCACCATAAGTCGTATTGGTGTGACTACCTTCGCGTCTATCCCTAACAAGTTAATACGCGGTAGACCTATTCAAGTATGGGTTGAAAGATTGCGTGATGCACCACGGATAAACCTGTGGCCCGTACCTGACAAGTCCTACAGCTTTGTATACTGGCGACTACGACGTATAGAAGATGCAGGGAATGGCATAGAAACAGCAGACATGAACTTCAGATTCTTACCTTGCCTAGTAGCAGGGTTGGCGTATAACATAGCTATGAAGACACCTGAACTTGCAGGTAGGTTACAAATGTTAAAAGCGGACTACGACGAACAGTATAATCTCGCTGCTGGTGAGGACAGAGAGAAAGTATCTGAACGTTTCGTACCACGAGTAGGGAGAATATAATGGCATTTGCATCCAGCAGAAAAGCAATAGCTGAATGTGACATTTGCGGGTTTCGTTTTAAACTACGTGAGCTACGAAATATAATCACTAGGGGTAGAGATACAAATATCAAAGCATGCCCACAATGTTTTAGTCCTGATCACCCACAAAACAAACAGGGGTTGTACCCTGTGCGCGATCCTCAAGCGATACGTGACCCACGTCCTGATTTTGCAGGATATACACAAAGTAGAAATTATGCGTGGGGTTGGAATCCTGTTGGGGACGGACAAAACATTTATGGATTAAGTAAGAGTAGTAGTTTAAAAATGGTTAGTAGTGTGGGATCGGTAACGGTGACAACATGAATTATACAGACTTAAAAACAAATATAGCGGACATATGTGAGACAACGTTTACAGATGCACAGGTAAACATGTTTATACAACAAGCCGAACAGAAGATATACAATACTGTACAGATACCTGCGTTACGTAAGAATGTGTCTGCCACGACCACATCAAGTAACAAATATTTAGCTCTACCTTCAGATTTTCTATATGCGTATAGCATGGCTATCTACACTACATCAGGTAACACATACTCTTATTTACTATATAAAGATGTTAATTTCATGCGTGAGGCATACCCAAATCCTAGTACAACAGGTACACCAAAGCATTATTCACAATGGTCAGATGGATTTTTTATATTAGGACCTACACCCGATGCTGCATATAACGTAGAACTTTACTATGGTCACTATCCGACATCTATTGTTACAGCTACTAATACTTTCTTAGGGGATGATTTTGATTCTGCCTTGTTAAACGGAGCATTAATAGAAGCTGTGCGATTCCAAAAACAAGAACCAGACGTTATACAGAATTATGAGAAACTGTATCTACAATCAATTACGTTGCTTAAAAACGCATATGAGGGTAGAAATGTTACAGATAATTATAGATCAGGAACATATAAGGTAGAGGCTAGCTAATGTTGACAGACGCAATAAAAATGGGAGATAATTTTAGTGTAGGTGTTGTCACAACTAATAACAGAGGTTTAACTCCAGAAGAGATCACAACAATGTGTTTGGATAAAATCATATCTGTAAGCGATACAGCACCACCTGCTATAAGAGATCAGGCACAGGCATTTCGTAGTCATTTAGAGAAGGTTATACTTGACCATATGAAACAAGCTATAAGGCATGATAGAGTAACAATATACAATGCAATAAAAGACGCAGGGTACGATAAACTTGCAGAACATATAAGGAGAATATAATGGCTTTTTCTGGCAACGCATTGTGCCACTCGTTTAAAAAGGAGTTATTAGAGGGTGTGCATAACTTTAAACTTAGTGGGGGTAGCACATTTAAGTTAGCTTTGTTCACCAACTCACAGGCAGGTAACGATAGTTTGGGAGGAAGTAGCAGTGATATGGATGAAACGATAACCGCATATAATACTGGTGGGACTTCTTCAAACGAAATAAGTAACACTGGGGACTACGCTCAAGGAGGTGGCACGTTAACACGAGTTGATCCATCATTAAAGTCTACATCAACAGCTACAACACAATTTGCCAATCTTGAGTTCGGTAGTGGGGGTAACGTCGTGACGCTAACCGCCAGAGGAGCATTAATATATAATGATAGTGCATCAGGTGATCCCGCTGTATGCGTACTAGATTTCGGGGCAGATAAATCTGCATCAAGTGGTACTTTTACTGTTATATTCCCAACTAATGACGCAAGCAGCGCACTAATAAGGATAGCATAATGGCATTTAAACTTGCAGATAGAGTCAAAGAGACAACTACAACTACAGGCACAGGTAATATAGCTCTTGGTGGAGCGATAACAAACTTCGAAACATTTTCTGCAAATCTTAGTAACAGTGATACTACATATTATGCCCTAGTGGATAATACAAATGGGGCGTTTGAGGTTGGTCTAGGTACATATAATTCTTCAGGCAACACATTGTCACGATCTGTCATAGCAAGCTCAAATAGCAATAGTGCTGTCAATCTTGGTGCAGGGACTAAAGAAGTCTTTATAACAGCTATCGCGGACAAGATTGTCATGGAAGATGGTAGCAATAATGTTGCCATAGGAGGAACTGTGACAGCCACAGCTTTTAGTGGTAGCGGTGCAAGTCTTACAGGTGTTGACGTAGTAAATGATACGAGTCCCCAGTTGGGTGGAGCATTGGACGTTCAGACACATGATATTGTAACTACATCAAACAGAGATTTAGAATTAGCTCCAGATGGAACAGGTAGAGTGGTGGTTAAAGGAGGTACAAACCCAGGAGCTATAGTTTTAAATTGTCAACAAAACACTCATGGTCAAATTTTGAAAAGTCAGGATCACGACCAAGCCGCAAGTAATACATTGTTATTACCAGACAGTGGTGATACTGGCTCTCAAGACTTGGTGGCTGTTAATATATCACAAACACTTACGAACAAAACATTAACTACGCCTGTTATTGAAGAGATAGATTCTACAGGTTCTATTACTCTAGATGCAGCCACAGACATTATCTTAGATGCAGGTGGAGCAGATGTAACTCTTAAAGACGATGGCACTACATTTGGTAGTTTAACAAATAGCAGTGGTGAGCTTGTTATAAAGTCAGGTTCAACACCTACAACAGCCGTAACCTTTAGTGGAGCAAATGCAACCTTTTCAGGAAACCTTACAGTAAATGGCACAACAACAACTGTTGATACTACAAATACAACTATTAAGGATAGCTTGTTAGAGCTAAATAGTGGGGCAACTTCAAATTCTAACGATTGTGGTATAGTTATCGAAAGAGGTTCTACTGGCGATAATGCCATACTAATGTGGGATGAGAGTGCTGATACATTTGTTGTAGGAACAACAACAGCCACTGGAGCGTCTACAGGAAACTTAACCGTTACAGACGGAGCGTTACAGGCAGGATCACTAGACATATCTGGTGACGTAGATGTAGATGGAACGCTTGAAGCTGATGCCATGACATTAAATGGCACAACGATTACAACAACAGCAACGCTATCAACAGGCATATCAAATGGAAATGTTTTG